CTAGACGGTCTTCAACTGTTCAGCGCGCAGCTCGCCAATCGCGTCCGCCACATCGTCCAATCGTTCCGGCCAGAGAGCCGTGTATGTGTTCAGCGTGATGCTGGGTGAGGAGTGGCCGAGCTGCATCTGTAGGGTCTTCACATCCGCGCCTTGAGCAATCGCAAAGCTCGCATAGCTATGCCTCAAACTATGGATGGTCACGCCCTCGTCCTCCATGCCGGCCAGCCGGACGGCCTTTCGCCAGACACGCGTCCGCCACGTGTTCGTCCACAGGTTCCCGCCTCTTGCCGCGCGGAACAGCCAGTCGTCGTCGCCCATGCCCTCCATCTGCCGTTCGATGGACGGTATAAGGAATCTGGGTATGGCGATGCTGCGCGGTTTGCCGTTCTTCGGCGTGCCCAGCACAAGCCTGCCTTTGCCGTCGTCGGTCCAAGTGCGGCGGATGCGCGCCCTGCGTGATTCCACATCCACGTCGCCGCATTTGAGTGCCAGCGTCTCGCCAATGCGGGCACCGGTGTATGCCTGCCAGCGGACGATCAGCCCGTCTACCGGCCGTCCTGCCCGTTCGGCCATGCCGGCCAGCAACTCCACCTCCTCGACGGTAAGGAACACCATGTCGTCATCGGATTGCGTGATGCGCGGCACGGTGACCTTTTCAATGGGGTTCTCTCCGATCCAGCCGTGCTCCAAAGCGAATTCCATGACACCGCCCATGACGACCTTGACGATGTTGCGGATGCTGCGTGGACTCAATGGCTTCGATTCGCGATCGTCCTGCAGTTCGGCGGGATACCCGCCTTCGGTGAGCTGCGTGACCCACTGTTGCAGTTCGTCGCGTTGGATTTCCCTCAGTGTGCGATCGCCCCACTTGGGGTTGATATAAACGCGCAATTCGCGGCGGTATCTGCCCAAAGTGCCCTGTTTGATATCCATCTTGCCGTCCGTCCATTCGGAGGCAACGTCCCGGAAGATGCGTAGTTCCTGCTGCGGGTCGCGGTATTTGCCGCGTCTGATGTCGTCCTCGATGGCCGCTGCGTATTCCTCAGCGTCACGGAGCTTGGCGAAGTTCCGTGATTTCTGGACGCGTTTGCCGTCTCGAAGCGTGTACCAGCGGCATCTCCACCGTGAGCCTTGGCCGTACAGCGCGGACCGCCATTTGCCGGGCACATTGGCTTTCATAGGATCCTTCGCATTGGCCAGCGACTGTTTCGCGGCCCTGCTGGGCGGGTTGCCGTCCTCGTCGTTTTTGAGCCATCTGTCGTCTACGAACGCTCTGGCCATGGTTGTCTCTTTCCGAGGATCCGCGCTACACTGTGCGTGGAACCTCATTTTGGTGAAAAAGGGAAATGCTGATTGTTGGTTCCTTGGGTTCCGTCCGACTGTGTTCGGGCGGGACCCTTTTTTTGTTTCCCCGTCGCGGTATGTGGACGCTGAGCTTCTTTTATTGCACGCACACGCCGGAATCGTAGAGCAGCTGCCGGTAGTCGTTCAACACCTGGATGGTGACTCCCAATTCCACTGCCATCATCCACGTGTTGCCCTCGTACACCGTCTCGGCCATGCCGTAATCCACCGGCGATATCAACGCCAACGCCGTCTCCCTACGGCAACGGCGCTCGCATTTGGCCCCGTATCGTGTACCGCAGCCGAGGTCATGGTGTCTGGCGTGGATGAGCTCGTGGCACAATGTGCAGCGGCGCTGGCGCTGGTTGAGCCAGTCGGCCAGCAGGATGAGCCTATGCCGGTCGTCGTACAGGCCGCATATGTCGCGTGGGAGGTCGCGCGATACGATTGACAGTCCCATGGATTCCGCGCTCCGATGAAGGTCCGCGACGGTCTTGTTATCCACATTCCTCTCTTCCGAAAGTATTGTTTTTCGAGAAGTACTTTTTCACTGTTTGTCAAGTTCTATTTGACAGTTGGAGTGTCGTATGTGATGCTCAAATCAGCTCATCTACCAAGTTGTAGAAGGGGTCTCCGGGGTCGCTGCGGCGGCCCTTGCTTTTCATTACCTATGCGGCGAGCTCCTGCGGGGCCCTCTTTGCCAGCTGCGAATACGGGATCACGCTTACTCCGCAGTTTGCGAACGCTTCGGACGCCCCGTCCTGCAGCGGGCCTTCGCGGTCGTCTCCGATGACCACGAGCTTCGCATCGGCGCGTTCCTTGGCCTTGCGCGTGTCCTCCCAACCCCACATGATGTTCCTTACGGCGTCCTTGTCGAACTTGTTCGGAGCCTGGCAGAACCTCGTCGGATGGTTTGCGCTGCGCTGGAAGATGAAGTCGAAGCTGTGTTCGTATCGCGACACCCCGCGGATGCCGACGCTTGCCGTATAGAACACGTTACATCCATCCAGCACGGTGGCTACGTCATCCGCGAAGTATTCCGCAACCCTCCGCTGCGCGGCCTCCATCATGGACCCGACGCCGATGAGGGCCTGCGCGTAACGGTTCATGGCATCGCCGCGTCTTCCATCCGATTCGAGCACTATTTCGTCGTTCTTGATGCCTGCACCGTATTTGCGGGCGATGCGTTCCATGCGCTCGCGCCTCGCCTCTGTGATTGTGACGCCGTTCTGTCGGAACGATTCGAGTGTGTACCCGTCGTCGGTGAACATGATGCGATCACCGGCGGTCTTGGCATAGAAGATCAGGTCATCGTTGGAGTGGTCGAACATCGGGAGCGTTATTTCCTTCCACTCTCCGAGGTCCTTGGCAGAGGACTCGTGCTTGAGCCATTCACCATACTCCTCGATGAGCTCGTCGGGCTTGATGCTCTCGATGCTGTTCATATCAGGCTCTCCTGGAAGACTGGTCTCTTGATCACGTTGAACTTATCTAATAAGGCTATGGTAGCGTCCACGAATCCATCGGACTCGAGATTGGCCGGATACGCCACCAAATCATCGTCTCCCTCCTTGTATACATGCCAGTGAGTACCCGATATTCGTGTGCCGTCGGGATTGTTGTGCGTTCCGCTGTTGACGCATAGGCGTATCAGCGGAATTCCCAGTTTCGTGATGCGGGCTGATATCTGATGCCTTGCTGCGTTCTTGGTTCCTTGGAAGACGGCGATGGTGAATTTCTCCCCGTCATCGGCTCTCACGTGGAATTCCGCGTTATGCTCGCCGGCCGCCGGCATTCGAAATACATCCTCCACGGCGTTCTTGACGGCCGTGATAAGCCGTTCGGCCTCCTCCTGCGAAAGAGTGAACCTCGGCTTCCTATTCTTCCTCGACATGTCAAATGCTCCTCTCGTTCGCCGTATTCTTGGAACTCGACTCGTCTGTCGTGATTCCATCAGCATCTGCGGCAACCGGCGACGCGTCGTCGGATCTTCTCTCTTCTAGCTGTTTCCTGAGCGTCGCCTTGAGCTTGGTGAAGCGTATTGACATCAGCGTGAACGGGATGGCGAAGACGAGCATGACTGGTCCGAAGAAGCACATGAGAATGGTGAACGCGGTCATCGCGTACATCACCCAGAGAAGGACGTTATATGCCTTGTACTGGATTTCGAGCTGCTTCAAAGTCTTTGGGCGAGGCTGATGTGGCGTGCTGCCTGCAGATGAGGGAGCATAACTCGCCTGTTGCTTGCTTTCGACAGTTGACCTCCGCTGCGGAGCGGTGTTTCTTTTCGTCTTCGGATTGATGGTATATGAGACGCCCTTTGCCACATGGACGGTCTTGCGTCCCCTCGAATTGACTGTGACCGGTCCCATCTTCACGGACGTGCTGACACCTCTTTTACCGATATTCACCCGGACGTTCTTCCCCAGGCTGATCCTGCGATTGACCCTGAAACCCATTGTCATTCCCCTCACTCGTCAGGCGTCTCGGCTTCGAGACGTGCGTTCGAATCCCTGTTCGCGGCCACGTCATAGTCTTCGGGGTGCGCGGCGATACGGCCGATGAGATCATCGGTGATCCGGGATTCGCGCTCGCGGGCCTCGTAGGCGCGGGCGGCCTCGATGATTTCGCCGTGGCTCTGCCCGGTGTTTTTCATGGCTTCTTCCAAGCATGCTGATGCTCGTTGATGAAACAGCATGCATAGCGTGACAAATTCTTGAAGCGACGGAGAGCCCATTCGTTCGTGGAAAAGATCATCAAGCCTCGAACGGCTGATGCCCGTCTCTTTTTCCATGGTTCGAAGTGACATGTGGCGTGGATCTTCGTCACGAAGTTCTCTGATGATTTGCATGGAAGCGCGATCCATTTCCGTCCATGCTCTTGGTGTCTTTGCCATAACTACATGCTATTTGTCCTCATTTGGCGACACGCCGTTAACTTCAGCTTGACAAGTGACCTCAAATGAGGACAATAACAGATATGACCTCATTTAAAGACAGAAAACCGGTGGACATAGCCACGAGCGCAGCAGATGAGCTTCGCAGACTCGCTCGTTATGCGGATCGCTCACAGGAGCAACTTGCATCTGAGATGGGTATCAGCAGACAGGCGATGAACACAAAGCTCAACGGTGGTCCTCTCGACCTAACCGAGTTCGTTGCAATCGCGCTGAGCTTGGGGAGAAATCCAAGCGAAGTCCTTCAGAAGGCTGAGCAATCGGCGCTCGCCGAAGCATGAATCGAAAGGAGAATCCGAAATGAGCATCAACATTCCGGCCGAGACACCGGACGAAAGCGACCACCCAATCTCCGTTGAGGAGTTCGAACGCCTGCACCCGGCGATGCTGGGCGCGATAAGGAAAGCCGTCCGCGAGGAATTGGAACTCTCTCACGCGGACGGTCCAACGTCAGCTGATGTTCAGCGCACGTTTGATCTTCAACTGGTCGTTCCGGATGTACCGCTGGTATTCGGCGATGCCCTGCACGGCATCGGCCAGCGACACGATGGCCTGCTGAATGTTTCCGGATTGTGCGTGGGCCTTCGCGTCATTGGCGGAATTCACTGGATTGCGTTGCATGTTATCACCTCCCTTCTTTGCGCGGGTCTGCTCATTCTCCCACTCGGCAGGAAGGCCCTCAAACGAAACACGTCGGAAAAGCAATCGGCGCTTACCAACGCATGAAAGGAGCGGGTGCGTGATGGATGACAAAGAGGCGTTCGCCGCATTGGCGGCGGCGTTGAAGCCGATGAACACAACGAAGGACATCGCGGACAACTGTGGCATCAAGGAAGGCACCCTGGCGTACTGGCGTAGCGCGGGCATCGGCCCGAAGTTCGTGAAGGTGGGACGAATCGTCATGTATCCGAAGGAGCAGATGATCGCCTATTTCGCGCAACACCTGTACCAGTGCACGGCCGAATACGAGGAAGAGGTGTGCGCGTGATGACTGACAACGACTGGCGTACCGATACCCCGTGGCCTGACCCATGGGAAGAAAAGGAGGACAAAATGAACGACATCCGCAAAACCTGCGTCGAAGCGATATTCAGGGAATTTGAGGACCATGGCGACGCCATCAGTCCGGCCTGCGGCGACTTATGGGACGAAATCGAAGCAAGGCGTTCGCTCGGTCACATCGTCGGATACGTCGACCTCGACGTGGCCGACCTCGTGGACATCGTTATCGACACCATCAACAAGGAGCTGTGATGGAATCAATGCCTCTGGCTGTTGGTCAGGCACTGCTCGACTTCGTCGTTGCGTCTGGCTCCGAGCTCCGTAGTGTAAGCGACGTGGACCTTCACGCGACAGGATCCACATCCGATGAACGCGAAGCCGGGTTGGGAGTTCAGACGGTCGATGCCGACCTGGTCTTCGAATATCTGCTTGGAGAAGAACTCGCTTTCGAGCGCGACCTCTCCGAGCGGTGCAACCTCGTCGACGTGCCGTTGCGCAACGGTCTGGTCTTTGCAACGGACGAACACGGACACGTCTCGTGCCATGTCGGGGCAATCGTTGACAAGGAAGACGGTCGAGGTTTCTCCATCGTATTCGACCCGCCACTTGTGGACCGTCTGGTCGGCGGTGACGGACAACGCCCGCTGGCTGATCGAGTTCGCGTCTGCAGCTATCTCGTTCGCCTTTCCTGCAAGGCAGTTGGCCTGCTCGGCGGCACGCTTCGATTCGACGGCGATCCGGTTGGCTTCCTCAGCCGAGCCGTTCGCCTGCTCCGAGAGCTTGTTGCCATGGCGCGCCTGGAACAAGGCGACACATCCGGCGACACCGCCGACCAATCCCGTGATGGCGCCAACGACGCCGGTGACCACATTGATGTCCATTCCACCGATTCTACGGACGGAGGCGAACGATGAAAGCTCTTGCCCGCATCATCCTGCGCCAGCTGATCTTCGCGGTGTGGCTACTGGCCATGTGGGTGCTGTATTGCACGCCGGCCTGCACGCACCCCATCGAACATCTCATCGCCGCGCCGTTCGCGGTGCTCATCCCCACGGCCATCATCATGCGCCGCCTGTGCTCCGACCCCCGCTTCATGCGATGGCTGGACGAGCAACGGCAGTGAAGGACTTGGACGGTTCCTCACACATTGCGGCATGGACGTGGTTCGTCATGCGCGGCCATGCCGGAACCGCCCACGCGTCAAGGAAAAGACGTTAAAACCAGCCGGACGGGTCATCTTCTCTCTTCTCCTCCCGTCCGGCCTTCGCCGGGGCCCGCGACAGGATGCGGGCGCCATGGATCGGCGTGTTGAGGTCACGTCGGCGGATGGATGCGCGGTTCGACTCCGCGTCCCGGCACGACATCAATCCAAAGGAGGCAAACGTTGCCAAGCAAAACACCAAGCAGGCCGGAGGGCGAGAAGTGGTTCGAATGGCCGCTCACACCCGCCAGCGTCGGCATGACATCCGCCGAACTGATCGGCGAACTGTACGAGACCATCAGCGCGCTCAACCGCGATCGGGGCTGGAACCTCACCATGGTCGCGCCGGCGCGCTTCGGCGAGGTCGTCATCGACCGCGAGGCCGGATGCCTTCGCGCCAAGTGCGCGTGGAAGGCCAAGGATCCCAGCCAGCTCGGCCCGGAACCGGCCGGATACGTGAAGGGAGCCTGACATGGCCATAGGGGAGACCGTCATCACCATCGTCGGCAACCTCACCGCGGATCCGGAACTGAGAACCACCGGCCAGGGTGCGCAGGTCGCCGGCTTCACCATCGCAAACACCGCGCGCGTATACAACAAGCAGACCGGCCAGTACGAGGATGGGGCGGCACTGTTCATGCGCTGCTCGGCATGGCGCGACATGGCCTCGCATTGCGCGCAGAGCCTTGCGAAGGGCATGCGCGTCATCGCACAAGGCCGTCTGCAGCAGCGTTCCTACCAGGCGCAGGACGGATCCAATCGCACCGTCATAGAGCTGCAGGTTGACGAGATCGGTCCGAGCCTACGCTACGCCACCGCGCAGGTCAGCCGCATCGACCGACGGCCGCAAGGCCCCATCTACGGCAATCCCGCCGCACAGACGCCCACCGTCAACACCGGAGCGGGCGGCTGGAGCCAACAGCCGGCCCGGTCCACGCAACCGGCCGCACCTGCCGACGATCCGTGGGGCGCTCCGTCGGACGACCAGTCATCATTCGGAGGTTTCGGCAAACCGGAATCGGAACCGGAGTTCTAAGGAGCAGCAATGAAAGCCAGCGAACAACAGGCGCTCATCCCGCAGGAGGCCACGCCCGACACGCTCATCGACCTCATCGGCAAGACCCAGCAGGTCACCAAGGCCGCGGCCGTCGTGCTCAAGGCATGCCGCACCGTCATGGACACCCGCACCAAGAAGGAGCACATCGACAAGTGGGGCGGCATCCACGCCATCACCGAAGCCGTGTACGACTGCGCGGACCTCGCGCAGCGCATCCTCGACGCGGGACTGGCCATGGAGGCCATGTGTGCGAAGCCCGCCACGTCACGGCAGATGATCCTCATCGACGACATGCGCCGCAGCCTCGACATGGACGACGGCGACGTGGAGGCGACCGTCGATCCGGACACCGGCGAGATCGACTGAACCACGGAAGGAGCAAGAGAGATATGTGGTTCATCATCGACGACCAGATGGCCGACGACAGGCGCATCCGCCGCCTGCCGCTCGCCACCGTGGGCCTGTGGGTCAAGCTGTGCGTCATCCACTCCAAAGGCATCTCGATGCAAGCCAAGGACCCCACCGCGTACCCCGGCCACTTCGACAAGCTCGACCTCAAGGACGCCGGCGGCACCATGAAACAGCTGCAGCAGCTCATCGACTCGGGCCTCATGGAAGAGCACGACGGCGGATGGCGTCCGGTCTACGCGGAAGGCATCTGCAGGGAGCCGAAGACGCTGACCGAAGAGCAGCGCGAGGCGCGCAGAAAGGCCGGAAGCAAGGGAGGACGCCGCAAGGCGGCCAACCAGAAAGCCAAGCAAACGTCTAGCAAGTTGCCAGAAAACAGTAGCGAGACAGGTAGCAAACCGTCTAGCAAGTTGCTAGAGGACAGCCAAGCAAAAACATGGCATAAAACCGATACCGATACCGATATACCCTCTCCGACCCCTCCCGCCGGCAAACCGAAGCAACCCGCCACGCCGGAATCCGGCTTCGACCATTTCGCCGAAGCCTATCCCGGATCCGTCGGCGCGAAAGGCCGCAAGACCGAAGCCGAAGCCAGAGCCCTGTACGCGGCCATCGCCGGAAACCCCGTCGAACTCACCCGCCTCCAAACCGCGCTCCGCCGCTACAAGCACGCCGTCAACGACGGCCAAATCCGCAGCGGCCACATCCCACGGCTCAACACATGGCTCCGCGACCAATGGGAAACCTGGGCGCCCGAGCCAATCTCGCCGCCACCAAGCCACAAGCACACCTGGAACTGCGAACACGTCCACCAGCTCATGGATCCGCATGAGGACGAATACGACCACACCGGAAGCCTCCGCAACGGCAACCCAAGCGAATGGTGGAAGGCATGCCAGGCGTGCGCAGACGAACTCAACCAACAACAAACCAGCAAGGAGAAGCAATGAGCAACTACCAAAGCGACCAGATCAAGCTCATCAACACGAGCCTGATCGACCCGCACCCAGACAATCCACGAAAGCAGATCGGCGACGTGACCGACCTCGCGGCCAGCATCAAAGCCAACGGCCTCCTCACGCCACTCAGCGTCGTACCCAACGGCAGCCGCTACCGCGTCATCGCCGGACACCGCAGACTCGCCGCATGCAAACAGGCCGGAACCGGAGCCGTCCCATGCTTCGTGCTCGACCTCGACCCATTGCAGCAGCTCGAGGCCATGGTCACCGAGAACTGCCAGCGCGAACAGCTCACCGTGTTGGAGGAGGCCGACGCCATCCAGGGCATGCTCGACCTCGGAGCCACCACCGCCAGCGTCGCCCACCGGCTCGGCCGAAGCGGCGACTACGTGCGTGACCGCGCCAAGGCCGCCAGCATCGACAACGAGGTCAGAGCATCCCGCGACGATTTCAGCCAGCTCACCATCGGCCAGCTCGTGGCCATCGCGCGATATGACGGCCAGCCGGACAGGCAGAAGAAGCTCGCGCAGGCGGCGGGCACCTCGAACTTCGACTACATCCTCCACAACATCGAAGTGGAAGATCGCCGGAGCCAGTGGTTCGCCGATGTCTCCGCGCTCCTCGCCACCGGCACCACCGGTCTCAACGTCATCGAGGATCCCGGAGAGACCTTCTCGGATTCCGAATGGCATTACTCCGGCGCCATCTTCCCCGCCGCGGGCACTCCGGAAGAAACCATCGAAGAGCTCCGCAAGCAGAATCCAGACGCGGTCTCCGTCCATGAAGCGACGCAGATGATATGCCTCTGGGATCGTCGTGATGCGGCCGCCGAAGCCGAAAAGGAAGCCCAGCGAGCCGCCGAACAGGCCGAACGCGACGCCCGACAGCACGTGCTCGAGGAATACGCCGCCACGACGGCTGACAAGCGCATGGCATGGCTCCACGGCCATCTCCATGCCATCAAGCGCGCCAAGCTCATCGAGACCACGGCAAGGCTCGGACTCCTGCAGACAATTGACCCGGACCCGACCGGCTTCGCCAAAGACCTACACACCTGGAACGGCGCCGCATGCGCCCGGGAACAGTTCGCCGCCATCGCCGGCATCAAACCGGAACAGGCGCTCGCGGAACTCCACACGCACCTCGACTCACCGGACTGGCCGACATACGCGGTCATGATCCTCACCGCCAGAATCGAATGGTTCATCAGCCCAAATGACTGGGACTGGAGTGGCGACGACAACGTCAGCCGCCGCATCCCCGGCTATTACCTGATCCTCCAAGACCTCGGCTATGAGCCATCCGACGACGAGACCGAACACCTCGACCAGCTTGTTGCCGCCATCACGGAAGAAGACGAGGAGGAAGACGAATGACCAAGGAACAGATCAACAGACTCGCCCAACTCATCACCGACACCGCGGAAACCGCGGCGAACATCGAACTCCAGGCGCTCGCTGGCGGCAAGGCCGATAACGGCATCGCCGTGATGGCCTCCGGACTAAGAACGAACTGCACTTCATGTCTGGTGCTGGTCAACGGCCTGATGCAGGAAGGAGCGCGTTGTGAGTGAGTTCGATGATTCCAAGCGCATCGCTTTGGAGCGTCAGGGTTGGCATTGCCTGCGTTGCGGGACGAACATCCATGACCCGTCACGCTGGCCTGGACGCAGTGGCCATCACCGTCAGTTGCGGCGTGCTGCGGATCCGGATGTGAGGCACAGTCCGGCCAACATCGTCGAGCTGTGCGGTTCGGGCACGACCGGCTGCCATGGCTGGGTCCACCAGCATGTGGCCGAGGCGGAGCGGCTGGGGTTGATCGTGCCGTTCGGCGCGGATCCGCGTGATGTGCCGGTGTTCGACTGGGAGGGCCGGTGGCTGCGGTTGAACAAGGACGGGACCGCGACCCCGCTCACGCAGACCGAAATCATTCTCCTCCAGACGAAAGGAAACCGACAATGAACGAAGAAGCGGACAAGCCCGACGCGCTCCTGTGGTTGGACTTCGAGACAACCGGCATCGATAGGGGCATCGTCCCTCCCGCTGGAAGTCGGCATGGAATGCACCGACGTGTTGGGCGAACAATCGTTCGGATCGCTGACGCGCATCATCCGTCCGGCCAGCCTGGACCTGCTGGATATGAGTCCTGTGGCGTTCTCGATGCACACCGACAACGGACTTCTGTTCGAGCTGCTGAACAGTTCGTTTCGCAATGACAGCATCGGCGCCGTGGCCAACGCGGTCGAGGAATATCTTGACTCGCTCTCGCAGCGGTTCACGCTCATCCCGGCGGGAACAAACGTGGACTTCGACATGGCTTTTCTGGCACGGCTGAACCTGCGGCCAAGCGCATGGCTGAGCTATCGAAAGTTCGACTTGACCGCGCTCCGCCGCTACCTCACATTCCTGCAATGCCCGGAAGACCTATACAAGGACCACCAAAGCCCACACAGAGTACGCGACTGCATCCAACGCGACATCAACGACTACAGGAGGTACCGCGAACTCCTGAAAGGGAAGTGGTGATGAGCATCGCAGCAGTGATCCTCCTATGCGCCGCCATCCTGATCGGCTGGATGGCCAACAGGCCATGAACCGTACCAACTATGAAAGGAACCTCGGAATGAAACAGACCATCAACCGCATCTTCAACCGCGTCGGCGACTGGTTCGCCACGCTGTTCTCCCTCGCCGCGCTGCTGCTCGTGCCGCACGCCATCATCCGGCCGATCATCGGCATCGGCCTCCACCACTGGATCCCCATCCAATGGCTCGCCCTGCACGTCATGCTCATCATCCTCACCTTCTGCGTCGCGCTCGCCGCCTACATCATTGCGGACCGCACCGCGCCGGAACCGCCTGAAACATACTGAAAGGAGCCATCATGGCAGACCATGAGACCATTCCGATCGGTCTGGAGACGCAGAACAAGGTGGCCGAGGCCATCTACCTGCGCTGGTATAGCAACGGGGCCCGCCATCCACGCCCATGGAACGAAATGCCCATGGAGGGCAAAGAGCCATGGAGGCGCGTGGCCAAGGACGCCATCAGCACGTTCTTCGACTCTCCCGAGTTCCAGACGTTGCTCGACGACGTGTACGACGAAGGCTACGAGGCGGCCGGAAAGGACACCAGGGGCGAAAACGAAGGCGAGGAGCCGCGGTGAGCGTCAACGTCCCGCTGCATAAATGGCGGTCGGCCGACCCGGCCATCCTGATCGGCCGCCGCTGCATCGCCCGCACCAACGACGACGTCGTCATCGACGGCCGGCTCGAACTCATCCGCCGGCCGGACGGCGCCGCCACCCCTCCGCTTCCAGGGCATCGGAAACGACATCATCGACCACGATCCGAACACATGTTCCAACAGCATGAGCGACGGCATACGAAGCCTCGCCATCTACGGAAAGGAATGAAATGCACACCGTCAGAATCGCCACCAACCCACGCAAATGGCGCAGACCCGCACCCTGCCCGGCATGTCGCCAGTCACGGCCGCTCATCCTGACCCTCGGCACCATCTACAACCTCCGAACCCGCCAACCGGTCAACACCATCTACGGCTGCATCTGCCCCAACTGCCGGCACAAATGCATCCTCCACGTCGACGGCAAAAACCTCAAAAAAGCCATCCGCCTCTGGAACCACCACGCCAGCCACCATCAAAGGAACGAACAATGAGAAACACCATCTGCGCCACACTTACCGCCATCACCCTCACCCTCTGCACCGCGCTCGCAGGATGCGGAAGCGCGTCGGAGCCTTCCACGCCAGCGCATGCGGTCAGGTCCGTCGACTCGCAGTGCTCCGCCGGGGCCGACGTATTCACGGAATGCGTCATCACCCTGACCGACACGAGGCAAGTGGACTGCATCGTCTACTCGACGAACGGCAAGCAGGCCGGCCTGTCCTGCGACTGGAGCCATGTGAGCGGCGCGGACAAGGAGCCGGCAAGATGAGCTACAACGTCGTCACCACGGAAGGCATCAGAACGTTCGAGAACATCGACGATGCCGGCGACTACGCGCAGGCCATGTCCCTGAGGACTGGCGAGCCGGCCAAGGTATTCCATGCCGAGACCGGACTCGTCGCATTCACCGTCCGCCCAACCACGAAGGACACGAAATGAGAATCAATTTCAACAGCAAGGATGCCGTTTTCGCCATCAAAGCCGAAAACGAAGAGGAAAAAGCCCAGCTCAAAACGTCGGCGGCCGCCATCTGCAATCTCATCATCGATTTTTTCGACGGTGAAATCCAAGAAATGAAGGCGGCGAAGGAATGAAACGCATCACACTCAAGGACACAAAATGAGCAATCGAAGTTATTTGGTGCCAAGGCCGCCAGCGTTCGACCATGAGCATCCCAGACCGAAGGAGGAAGGCGAGGTGCTGTACTGCGGAAATTGCTCAAAATGGTACGTATCATGGTTTCCTCTCACCGAAGTCAAAACCATATGGGGCCGCCGCCCCGAATGGTGGATACGCATCTTCCACCGCAAACCATACGAGACGATCATCCAGCAAATACGAAGGGAAACGAAATGAAAGACAGTGAAGCAGACATCGCCATCGGCGTGCTCAACAAACTCATCGACCAGGAACTCGAAGCCGTCCGCGCCGCGACAAGGGACGGCAATACCCCCTTCGTCGGCTACGCCCAGACCCGACACAACGCCTTCCTCTACGCCAGGGACGAGATCAGGAAGGCGCTCGCCGCAGCCGTGGATGAAAGGGGTGCGGGGAATCCGTTCCTGCCGCAGTGTGACGAGTTGGTCACGCAGGATATGCACACCTGCGATTTGTGCGGCCGGTGGTGTTCAAGTCCCGTCTATTCCATAGGCCTCATCTATGGCGGCCAGGCGAAGACATTCACCGAGGTGTGCGCCGACTGCATGTGGCGGTTGAAGTTCAGCCCGGTCCGGACCATCTCGCTGGATGCCTACCGTCTTTTCGAGCAGTGGCGCCTGTCCCAATCGGAGGCCGACGAATGAAAGACCGGACTCCGCATCTGTGCCGGAACGCTCTCGGCACAGCCATCTGCGCCAGCAATGGCATCGGACCATCCCAGGATGCCGACCGGCGTATAGAGCATTGCGTCATCTGCGGCAGGTGGTGGAAGATCTACGCCGTCTCGCCGTACCTGACCATCTGGGTCGAAGTGCCAGCCTGGATGATCTGGCTGTTCTGGCACAGAATCTGGAAGACCGACCATAAATCATCCCACGGAAAGGAACCGGAACGATGAGCGAGGAAACACTCGAACCGCCACTGCCGCCGATCGACGCGCGCACCGAAGCCGTCGCCGAACGTCTGTTCGGACTCAAATGGGCGCTCCGCAAGGACTCCACCGAAATCATCCATGAGGAATGGCGGACCGCACCCGAATGGATCCGCGACGGATACCTGCGCCAAGCCATCGAAGTGCTCGCCGCCGCCGACCAAGCGCAACCCGCGAGCGCCGCCGAATCCGATTATGAGGAGCGGATGCGCGTCGAATACCGTGAATTGACCGCTCGTGCCGGCAGGCTCAGGGACATGCTGCAGCGGTATGCGGATGGCACGCTCGACTTCGAGCCCGTCTGTCCGATCAGCCTGTTGAGCAGGCAGCTTGATGTCATGGACGAATACGCCAATCTGCTCCGCCATAGAGCCAAGATCGAACACGTCAACCTCGAAAAACAGGACTCCGCCACCGAATAAACAAAGAACCCGACCTTCCGGCCGGGCTCTGGCATTACCACAAACCAGACTACCACGCCGGAGGGAATCGAACAAATGTACGAACCAACCAACGAATCCCAACCAACCACCACCAACACCACAACAAACACCAGCCAAACAACACCAGCGCTCGCCGGTGTGTGCCTCGTCTGCGGCGGAGGATGCGCTGTCGGCGACACCATGTGCGCGAGATGCGATGGGCTGATGCGCGGCTGGCTGCGGGAATATCCATCATGGTTGGATTCGCTGCATGAGTTCCTGGACTCGACCGCGCACTACGGAGGCCGCCAGCCTGGACGCGTCAACCTTCCAGCCGCGCCGACGCCAATCCGATTGCCAGTGCTCGACCACATGCAGGCCATCGAGGATGCCGCGATCGCACTCTGGCGCCGGTTGTATGCTCCGCCCGCCATGCCTTGGGCTACCTGTGGCGTGCATCCGCCGCTGGTGGACATGCTGCGTGTCTGCGCCGGCAGTCCTCGACTGCGCCGCCTGCCTGACATCGCCGACTTCTACCATGAGTGGGAGTCGATGGTTCGAAAGACGCTGGACATCATCGACGTGCCGCCCTCCAAGCACGGCATCGGAAGATGCCCGAACCCATTGTGCGGTGTCGAACTGTCGGCGCCCATCGACGCGGTCGAGGTCACCTGCCCCGTATGCGGCGGCACTTACCGCGTGGTGGACGTGCGGCTCGGCTTCCTGAAAGAGTGCATCGCATCCGGCAAAGCGTTCACGGCAGGGGAATGCGCCGAACTCCTGCGCGAATGCGGGTTCCAATGCGGCGTGAACACGATCTACTCGTGGCGCAGTCGTGGCAGGATCCAACCAGCCGGCAAGAACGGGAAGGGACAGCCGCTCTACCGTCTCGCCGACGTGCACAGGCAGCTTTCCCGACGCGACTCGATTTGACGTTTCTCGAAGTGCAAGGCATAATTGTCAGTGGATTAGAGGGTTCAAACCGAGGTGACTTGGTTTGAACCCTTTTCTCATATCCACCTTGGATTCTCCTAACTCCTTGGGTTGCGTAACACCGTCCTGTCCGAACGGCATATCGGACACGCTCCGCCCACCCACGTCAGAGTGGGCATACACCAACAGCGGCAGGCAAGCCAATCCCGCGCTTCCGTGATGCGGTGATGCTCAAACCGCCTGTCCATGCCTTCGTAGGAATCAGTGGCAGATCACACCGGTCGCAGATCTTCGGATCCTCTTCCTTGCGGCCGCGTGTATGCGCGGGTTCGACTCCCGCCGAAGGCGCTCCACGAATAACCTCGGGAGGGGATATCCGCAGATGACGGAATCCCTAGTCGACACGTGGTCGGCCATGCTAGGACTTCATACGAAGGAATAACCATGAGCAAGCGACGCAACGAGCGGGTCAGCAACGGATACCGGCGGCGCATGCTCAGGCAAAGAGTGCTGGCCGCATACGACGTGTGCGCCATCTGCGGCAAGCCAGTCGACAAGACATTGAAGACACCACATCCGATGAGCGCCGAAGTCGACGAGCTCGTACCGGTCTCACGCGGCGGTGATCCATACAGCTTCACTAACTGCAGGCTCACGCACCGCAGATGCAACAGGTTCAAGAGCGACAAGACAGACGAACACGCACGAGCGCTGCTGGCTGGCAGACAGGAAGTGAAAGCAAGCTCGATGCCGTTCAAAACGTTCGGCATCTGACTCCGATACCAGGGCGGGGACCCCGGGTATGCCCCCTCCCGGTCGCCTCGGGTGCAGTGCCGATATTTCTCTTGAAATTTAAGCGTAACGAATTGTGTTACGCATACGTTGAATGAAAGGCGGAATATGGCCTTTTTCAAAGCGTCAGCATCTGACATAGAACGATTTAATAAATACTTCAGAAGCACTGACCCTAGTAAATGTTGGGAATGGAACGGTGCTCATCACCCAAAGGGATATGGCACATTCCGTCTGGCAAAGACGTCCGTTCCGGCACATCGCTTCGCATATGCATTGACTCATAACATGTTTATCCCAGATGGGATGGTGATTGATCATATCTGTCACAACCGTTCATGCGTTAATCCAGACCATTTGAGAGCAGTAACGGTTCAGGAGAATTCCGAATATCGTGTTTCCTGTAATAAGAACAGCAAATCCGGAATCCGTGGTGTCTACTGGCGTAACGATCGAAAAGCATGGCAAGTTGAGGTTATCAAGAATAGGAAGGCATACAAGAGAGGTCCATTCAAGACGCTTGCACGGGCGGAAGCTGCTGCAACAAGATTGCGCGAAGAACTCGGGTTCCTCACTGGTTTTGGAATGAAGGAAACGCAATGATTTGCGAAGTATGCGGTAAGCAATTTAGGCCAAGTGGTAAGGGCAGCCAACAGAAATATTGCTCCGCGAAATGCAGGCAGAAAGACTATCGGCGTCGGAAAAAGAATCGGCCCGCACAGGACCGGAACGGTAAGCCGCCCGTCAAAGCCGTGGAAACGAAACAGAAGCCGGAAAGGGATCTCGACCAGCGGAGCTTCGAGAGGATGATGGACGGCAGCATGCTGGACATGCTGCGCGCCAACCGTGACCGACTGCAGAAGGCCATGGATGACACGTCCACACCGGCAAACGCACTGCCTGCGATCAGCCGCCAGCTCATCGACGTATGCGAACGCATCGAATCACTCCAGGTCGGTGGCCTGACCGACCTGCTGGACGATGAGGAAGACGAGGTGACGGACGATGTCGGAGCGTCGATTGTCTGAAATCGCCAAGGTCCTCCGCCAGCCGGAAGGCATCGTCGGCAGCGAGTTCACGCGAATCAACAAAGCCGCGCGCAAGGCCGGCATCCGTTTCGACTTGTGGCAGCAGGGCTTCTTGTGGCTTCTGTTCGCCAAGAACGCGGAAGGCAAGTATGCGTGTGGCGCGGACGGCGCCGTGCTGTCCAGCTGCAGGCAGATCGGCAAGACCTTCACCGTCGGCACCGCGTTGTTCCTCAAGGCGATACTCACACCGAACCTGAAAGCCATCTGGACCGCCCACCATACGCGCACCAGCGACGAGACATTCGCGGACATGTGCGAGATGGAGCACAATCCAGTGCTCGGCAGGTACGTGGAACGCATCCGCAGAGCAAACGGCCAACAGGAGATCACGTTCACGTCCGGCAGCCGCATCATGTTCGGCGCCCGCGAAAACGGCTTCGGCCGAGGATTGCACAGCGTGGACGTGGCTGTGTTCGACGAAGCGCAGATTCTCACAGTGCGCGCGATGGACAACATGATTCCGGTTTTGAACACGAGCCCGAACCCCCTGGTCGTGTATATGGGCAATCCACCCAAGCCGGGAGACCAGTGCGAGGCGTTCACGGAGAAACGCATGCATGCGCTGAACCATGACGGAAACCTCCTCTACGTGGAGCTCGCCGCCGACAAGGACGCGGATCCGGACGACCGCGAACAGTGGGCTAAAGCGAATCCCAGCTATCCGAAACGTACAAGCGAACAGGCAATCATGCGCATGCGCAACAACCTGTCGGACGATTCATTCCGTCGTGAGGCGCTTGGCATATGGGACGAGACCGCCACCGCATACGCCATCAGTCCCGACCTGTGGCAGGCCGCGGCCGTCGACGACGTGCCCGAGGGCGGCACGGTGAGCTTCGGCATCGACATGCCTCCGGACAGGAGCGTGCTGACCATCGGAGCGGCGCTACGGTACGCGGACGGTTCGGCCATCGTCCAGATGGCGAACATCAAGGACGCGCGGCAGGCGGGAACCATGTGGGCCGTGGACTGGCTCGCCGAACGCTGGCCGAAGACCGCCAGCGTGGTCATCGACGCGCAGTCGCCCGCCATGAGCCTGCTGCCGGAACTGAAGAAAGCACATGTGAAGGTCACGGTCACGAACATGCAGGAGATGGGCCGAGCATGCGGCCGGTTCCTCGACATGCTCAAAGCCGGAACGCTCAAGCACCCGCGGGACGAATACCAGCCGCAGCTGGCCGCAGCCGTCAAGGGCGCGACCACGCGCCCATTGGGACAGTCCGGCGCGATCGCCTGGAACAAACTCGGCAGTGACATCGACATAACCCCGCTCGTGTCCACCACACTCGCCCTGTACGGGGCGTGCACGACGAAGCGACATCCGGGAAGACGACAGATCATCGGAGGAATCTAAATGAGCGACATCCAGACAACGGCAGCGCCGGACGGGTGGAAACCTACGGGAGGAGCCGGAACGGTGCCGAAACTCGTCGTACCGACGCACATCGACGGACTCTCCGGTGAGGAGAACGCGTTGCTGCGTGAACTCGCCGAGGTGTGGACGCGCCATGCGAGCCGCAACCGAACACTCACCGCTTACTACGAGGCCAAGGAGCCACTGGTTGATTTTGGACTGACTGTGCCGAAGTCCATCAAGGATCATTACACGCCGCTTGGGTGGGCGCGCAAGGCTGTGGATATGCTCGCCGAGCTTTGCGTGTTCGAGGGATTCGTCTCGCCGGGCGTGGACGACCCGTTCGAACTGCAGGACTTCATGAGCCGCATCGGATTCACTAGCGTTCTGCAGCAGGCCATCCAGACTGCGCTCATTCACGGCTGTTCGTTCCTCAGCGTCGTCCGGGACTTCGAAGGAAGACCGCTCATCCGCACGCATACCGCGGAAAGCTCGGCCGCCGTCTGGGATTACCCCAACCGGCGGGTCAGGGCGTGCATGGCCATCACCGACGTCGACGACAACAATGAGGCCACCGGACTCGTGCTCTACATGCCCGACCGCAACATCAGCGTGCAGCGCCGTCTCGGCTACTGGTGGCGCGTGGACGATGAGCAACCCACCATCGACAACGAGTGCAGTGTGTTCCGCCTCGCCTACAAGGCTACCGAGGTCAAACCGTTCGGACGCTCCCGCATCAGCCGGGACGCTATGGCCATCATCGACGGCGCGAACCGCACCATCGTGCGCGCCGAAGCGAATGCCGAATTCTACGCGTTCCCAAAAATCCTGCTGACAGGCACTTCCGAAGAACTCGCCTCGTTGGGCACGGACGACGCGTTAAAGCTTTATATGGGTCGCTACAACATGATCAGCAAGGACATCGACGGGCAGTCCCCGACCGTGACGCAACTGGCCGCGTCGAGTATGGACCCGCATCTGACGATGCTGAAAAGTTGGGCGGCGATGTTCGCCAGTGCGATGAACATTCCAGCCAGCTCGCTAGGCATCGTGTCCGACGCGAACCCGACGTCCGCCGACGCGACCGAGGCACAACGTGAGGACCTGATTATCGAGGCGCGCCATTGCGACCGGGATTTCGGTGAATCGATCCTGCAGGCAGCCCGTCTTGTGGCACGGATGCAGGATCCATCCGTGCCCGACGAGGAGCTGATGAAACTGCAGGTCGACTGGAAGAACCCGAACACGCCGTCGAGTTCCATGAGCGCCGACGCATTCAGCAAGCTCGCTGGAAGCATCGACTCGTTCGCCAACAGCGAGGTCGGCATGACACGCGCCGGATTGAGCCGAAGCGAGATCGTCCGGCTGAAGGCCGACCAGCGCAAGGCCCAGGCCGGTCAGGTACTCGATCAGATTCGAGGCATGCGCCAACAGACGGAGCAGCAGACCGATACGGCGGCGAGGGAAGGCGGTATGAATGAGCCCGAACAGTCTGAACCTGCCGCCGGAACGACGCAGAAGGCTTGAACTCGACCTCAATGATTTGTACGAGGATTACACGGACACCATGAGCCGCCTGCAGAAGGAGGCCGGCAACAGTGTCTCGGGCCTCGTCTGGGACGGTGAAAGCCAGGAGCTCATCAAAGCGGAGATCAACCGGTATGCCGACGCCGCCAGCAGGCTCGCATCCGACTACTACGGCCACGTACGCGACCTGTGGGCGCAGTACGGCGGAATCGATATGCCGGAATACGAGCCGCCTTCCGTCACCGCCGACCGCGCGGTCTGGCAGATGGAAGGCGGTTTCAACAACACTGACTTCATGGGATTGCACTACAAGGATGTCATTCCAGATGAAAACGGAGCCGTTCACAACAACGCCGGAAGAACCATCGACGACCTGTGGCCCACGTTCGCTGACGAGGAGCAGGCGCTGGAATACGTGCAGAATCTGATTCAGACCGTCGGGCGGCTGACCATGCAGAGGGCTGTGGCCAACGATCCCACCAAGCCTCGCTGGGCGCGTGTGCCGCGAGGGGCTAAGACATGCGCGTTCTGCCTTATGCTCGCCTCGCGTGGCTTCGCCTACCTGAGCGAGGACACCGCCGGACGGCAGATGCAATACCATACGGACTGCGACTGCGACATCGTGCCAAGCTGGGGCAGCAGCAAACTCAAAGGATACGATCCGGACAAGTATCGTGAAATGTACCAGGCAGCCAAGGCTGCGGCCGGCGATGACGGCGACTGGCGTGACACGCTAGCCCAATTGAGACGCATCTATCACGATGAGGTCAATGATGGTGTGACTGCCCAACCGACGATTCGATGGAGCGGCAAATCGATTCCAATCAGTGCTTCCGAACTATCGAGATTGTCGGATTATAGCGTCAGGATGCCTGGAGATAGATTCTCCAACGACGAGAAGATCGCGGCCTTGATGGATTGGACCGGAGACAGCTACAAAAGTATCAACGGCTACCTGTTCGGCGGACGAAACCCGTCGAAAGACGTCATCCATCAGGTCGAATGCATCGACGAAGCGATATCCGACCATATCACCCGAGAACGTTTCACGGTCGACAGGCAGATGCGGTTGTCGACGTTCCACGTCAACGACATGGAGTCGCTTTTCGATTTGAATACCGGTCGCACCTTCGAACACATCGGCTACATGGCCACCAGCATCAAGGAGGGAGGCATTGACGTTGATGGGGAAGACCGCATCGCCACAAGAATCCTGGTACCGCCGGGAAGCGCCGGCGTGTATGTGGAGCCGATCACTCAGCATCCGGGAGAATACGAAATTCTTCTGCCGAGAGGAAGGGCTCTTCGTTTCGAAGGGCTTGGAGCATCCGACGGCAGACCGATCGTTTATCTGAGACTGCTATGATTGAGCCTATGGATCGTTCCGACCGTTTCACGTTTATGCCCGGTGATTTGAAGGAAGTCACCGATGAGCGCCATCTTGCGGAAATCAAACGCAAGTATGGCGATATCTCCATGCCGCAGGACGAATATGAATGGGTCAGGAACGAAGGAAAGAAGCGCTGGTCCGTCGGCGACTATGTGTCGACCGACGAGCTGCGGTCCGAATACGCGCGAAGAAAAGCGCTGGGAAATCTCTGAATCCCAGAAAGCCATCACGTCGAAACGTGATGGCTTTTCTTTTACCTTTCACACCCCAGCGATGGGGCGGGGCGCAGCCATGCGCGAAACCAACAAGAATGGCCGTCAACTCGCCGGCGTCAGGCGTGGAAACCAAGAACAAGCAAAGGAGCCACCAACCATGGCAGAAGAAAACCAGACCGGCGCAGACGGCCAACAGGAGCCGGAACAGCGCACTCCGGCCCCAAAGGACGTGAACAACGCGAAGCCGAGGACCTTCACCCAGGAGGAAGTCGACCGCATAATCAACGAGCGTCTCGGCAGGGAACGCGGCAGGAAAAGCGACTACGAGGAGCTCAAGGAGAAGGCCGGACAGACAGCCGACCTCGAATCGAAACTCTCCAAGGCGCTCGAGGAGAACGAGAAGCTCAAAAGCGAAGCCAAACAGGCCGAACACGAGAAGGAGCTCTCCACGATACGCGCCAACGTCGCGGCCAAACACGGCATCACCGACCCGAGCGTCCTCGCGGGCGACGACGAGAAGCAGATCGGCGAATACGCCGAGAAACTCATGAAGGTGTTCGCCGACATGCGTTCCCGAGGAACGGTCGCGGACCAGAGCGCCCGCACCGGACAGGCCAAGACTAAACATTCCAGCCGCGAGGACTTCGTCAACGCCATGAGCAACACGCTCCTGTGAGCCAACCAGCAAACAACATTCATTTGAAAGGACAAACCATGACAGATCCGTCCATGACCCGAAAAAGCAACGGTCTAGACCTCACCCCTGAAACCCAGGCGGAGATCTGGCAGACCGCAAAATACCAGAGCGCGTTCATGCAGCTCGTGCCGGAGATGAAACTGCCCGGCAACGGCGCTCGCGTGCCGATCATCATCGGCGACCCGGAGGCCGCATGGGTCAATGAGGGTGCGGAGAAGCCGAAGAGCGGCGTCACCTTCGGCAAGAAGGACATGCTGCCGTACACCATCGCGGTCATCATGCCGTTCTCCAACCAGTTCCGCCGTGACTTCGGCGCTCTCTACGACCAAGTGGTCGCGAAGGGTCCGGGAGCCATCGCCCGCACGTTTGACAAGACCATCATGGGTCTCGTCGACGCTCCGGGAGCGGACTTCGACACCCTGAAGAGCGCGCAGACCGTCAGCATCGGCAAGGATGTGTGGAAGAACCTGAACAAGGCCGACGACCTCGTGTCCGAAGCGGATGGAACCGTGGACGGTTGGGCGTTGAGCACTCAGGGGCGCAGTGTGCTCCGTCAGGCGACCGACAACAACGGACGCCCCCTGTTCCTTAACGGCACCGCCGCCTCCGACGTGAGTACCGTGCTCGGCAACCGCACCTACATCAGCAAGGGCGTGCACGTGCCTGCCGTGAGCGAGACACCGGGACCTGCCAAGGCAGAGATCCTTGGCGTGTGCGGCGAATTCTCCTCCGCCGCATGGGGTTCCGTCGAAGGAATGCAGACCAGCATCTCCGACCAGGCGTCCATCACCATCGACGGCAAGCAGGTAAACCTGTGGGAGCACAACATGTTCGCCGTCCGAATCGAAATCGAGGTCGGCTTCCGTATCCGCGACATCAACCGCTTCGTCCTGCTCACCGCCTGACGGAGTCCGACATGACTGTCGAACCAGACGTGTTCGCCACCTCCGTCGACCTCGAACAGAGGTGGCACAAACTCACCGACGAGGAACGTGAGAAGGCCGACACGCATCTCGCGGACGTAACCGACTACATCAAGGAACGCTCGCCGAACTGGCAACGTCTCCAAAAAGAACGGCCACGCCTGCTGACGAAGATCACCTGCGACATCGTCCGCAGAATCATGCAGGCCGACCCGTACGACATTCCCGGCGGCATCACGCAGATGAACCAGACCACCGGCAGCTTCAGCGAACAATACAGTTTCGGAGCGCCCACCGGCGATCTCTGGCTGCGCGACGACGAGAAACGCATCCTTGGCATCAACGCTCAGCGCGCGTTCAGCGTCGACATGGCAACGGGGGAGACGTCCTAGTGGAAACCATCGAAATCTGGCGCGGCCAGCCCACCACCGACACGGACGACAACCCCATCCAGGGCAAGCCCGTCCCCGTCGGCACATTCCAGGCGCTGGTCGAACCAAACTCCACCACCGACCAGACCGAGGAGAACGCCAGCCCGCAGACCATCGAATACACGATCCGCATCCGCGGTAGCCAGCCGACCGGCATCCAGGCCACCGACCTGATCAAAGTCAGGGGCCGGCTGCTGCCCGTCAAGGGCAAGCCGCAGGTGTGGGACAACCTCCACGGGCGCCACGTCGGCGACGTGATCACCGTGGGCGAACGGGAAGGATAAGCATGGCCAAACGATGCAGATTCGTATTCAACCGCAAGGCGTTCAGCCAGCAGGTGCTGAAGAACGAGACGCTGCGCTCGCGCATGCGTGACTCGGCCAACGAGGCCGTCACCGACAGCCGGTGCATGGTCCGCGACCATGACGGCAAGAACCGTAGCGGCGTGGCGATCATCTGCCCGGCACCGGTGGAGAAGGCGCACGGCACGCTAGAGGACACGCTCGGAAGGATGCGCGTATGAGCATCCCGGTCACTCCCCGGCGCACGGAACCCCTGCTCCTGCCCAAACTGAGGACACTGTTCCCGGACGTGACGTTCGACACCATCGAACGAAGCGACCTCGAACCTCCCTTCACCGAAGCCACGCTGGCCGACTCCATGCAAGGCATGAGCACCCCAATCTCGCAGTACGTGCGGCTGCGGTTGAGCGTGCGATGCATGAGAGAGGACCATACGGGCGACTGGGACAAGGCCGCACGCGTGTGGGCGGCCATCGCGAGGGAGATCATCGGGCTTGGAAACGTCGCGCCGCTCATCGACGCGTCACTCGAATCCGGGCCGGTACGCATGACGGACGAGGACAAGAGACTGGTGTGCGCGTACGGCGTGCTCCTGCTCGAGGTCACCGTCAACTGAAACACAACCAAAGACAACGTGCCGCCACACGCGAAGAACGGAAAGGTGCAGACGAATGTCTGACAACAACGAAGAAACCACCGTCGCCGCGCAGGGCGCGACCGACTACGGGTACGTGTCCAGCGGCAACACCGCAGGCAACGTGCGCCTGATCAAGAACTACGCGCTGTTCCTGTTCCCCAAGGGCGACAGCACGTTCGTGGCTCCGACCGGAGTGAACTGGACGCCGCCGGCAAGCAAGAAGCCTATCGGCTACTCCACGGAGGACGGCGCCGTACTGCATCCGGAGCCGGGCGACAGCACCGACTACAAGGCCCACAACGGCGACATCGTGCTGTCCGACACGGATCCGGGCTACTGGACGCTCCAGCTCGCCGCGATGGAGGGCCGCAAGGATGTGGTGTCGGCCTACTTCGACGTGGACGTCGATTCGGACGGCGGCATCAGCATCAAGGGCGCCGGATTGAAGAAGGAGTGGATCCTCGTGCTGGTCGCGCTCGACCAGCAGGACCGTCCGTTCCTCCTGTACGGCACCAACGCGAAGGTGAGCGACCGCGACGACGTGAGCCTGAAATCCAGCGAGATCATGAACTTCAGCATGACGTTCAAGATGCTCAAGGGCACCAACGGCGAACAGTTCCACGCATGGGGCCTCGTCACCGAAGACGCCAAGTAGCCCATCGATTCTTCCCGTGCCGCCGATGGCGGTCGACGGCACGGGATCCTTTTACCAACCGCCAACATCAGAACGGAGCCAACATGAGCGACAACACCTACCACATGGTCGAAGTCGACCTTTCCGACGCCGAGGAGCTCAAACCCGACGTGCACCTCGAGGTCGCCGGCGTGAAACTCGACCTGCCGAACCTCAACAACGCGGAACTGCCCATCGAACTCGTCCAGGCCATCCTCCTGGTCAAAAGCAAGCCAATGCTCTCCGACGAGGAAACCACGGCCTGCGTGAGCACGTTCCTCGCCTACTTCCAGACGATGCAGCCGAACTTCTGGAACGTGCTGCGCAAGACCAAACGTCCGATGGCCTACCTCACCGCGACCATCAAGGCGTGGGCCGAGGAATCCGGACTGGACCCAAAAGCGTTTACCTCGCCCACCTCTGGAACAACAATCGCGCGGCACTAGCCTACGACTGGATCCGAGCGTACGGGCAGATCTACAGGCCCGTACGCTTCCGGGAATGGGTTGAAGGCCAACGTCCACGAGTCGATTGGGGACTCGCCTGGGCGTTGACCCGCGAAATCCTCAAAGACCATACGAGCCACTCGTGGATGGCGTTGCAGAACGCCGTCTACGTGCCCGACGGAGCCGAACAGGCCATGTGGCTGACCGCTCCCGAGCAAAAGAAACGCCCATGGTTCGACCACGAGCACGACCCGCTCCGCCCGCCAACCCCGACGCACAACCTCACCCGCCGTCAACGCGAGGACAGGGAACGGCTCAAAGCCTACTTCCACATCAACGACGACCTCTGACTCCGACCGCCATCGGAATCCCAACCTACGAATAAGGAAACACGATGGCAGCACAGGACATAGGCGTCGCATACGTCCACGTCGAACCATCCGGCAAAGGATTCGGCAAAAGCATCGAAGGCGACATCGGCGACGCCGTCAACAACGCCTCCAAGAAAAGCTCCAACACCCTCATCTCGAAGATCGGCGGGGCATTCGGCAAAATCGGCAAGGTCGGCACCGGCGCGATCGCCACCCTCGCCGGCGGCATCACCGCATTGGCCGCCAAAGGCGGCTTCACCCGCGCCCTCAACATCGAGAACGCGCAAGCCAAGCTCAAAGGCCTCGGCCACGACAGCGCGAGCGTCACCGAAATCATGAACGACGCGCTCGCCTCCGTCAAGGGCACCGCGTTCGGATTGGGTGACGCCGCGACCGTCGCGGCCAGCCTGTCAGCATCCGGCATCAAGGAAGGCGACCAGCTCACCAAGGTCCTCAAGACCGTGGCCGACACCGCGCAGATCAGCGGCAGAAGCCTGACCGACATCGGCATGATCTTCGGTTCCGTCGCCGCCCGAGGCAAACTCCAGGGCGACGACATGCTCCAGCTCATGTCGAGCGGCATCCCAGTCCTCCAGATGCTCGGCAAGCACCTGAACAAGACCAGCGCCGAAGTGTCCGACATGGTCTCGGACGGCAAAATCGACTTTCAAACCTTCGCCGACGCCATGCAGGAAGGCCTAGGCGGCGCCGCACTATCCGCAGGCACCACATTCACCGGCGCCCTGGCCAACGTGAAAGCCGCGTTGAGCCGACTCGGAGAAACAGCCGCCACACCAGTCCTCGACGGCTTACGCGGCCTGTTCAACCAAGCCATCCCACTCATCGACACATTCACCGCAGCCGTCACACCAACCCTGCAAAAAGTCGGAGCGGCACTCCAACAAGATCTCGAGAACGCGATACCCGCCACACAGGCGAAACTCAAAAACCTTGGCGACACGATCTCCAACATCCCCGGCTTCCAGATGCTCGCCTCGGCGACGGCCAGCCTCAAAAGCCAACTCACTGGCCTCTGGAACGCAACCACATCACTCATAGGCGGACTCAACAATGGCGGCGAAGCCGCCACAATGTTCTCCACAACCGCCGGCGCGCTCGCGGGAGTGGTCGCTTCGGTCGCGCAGGCGTTGTCGAACGCGGCGGGATGGGCGAAGACGTTCGTCAACACGTTCATCGAGACGGGCGCGTTGCAGCCGTTCCTTGAAAGCCTGACCGGCGTCATCTCCGGATTGGGCTCGCTGGTTTCCGGATTGGCGGCCGCGGTCTCGCAGGCCTTCGGCTTCAACGACAGCGCGCGCACCGCCAGTTCCGCGGCGCAGAGCTTCGCCGGACTGTTGAACACTTTGACCGGCGTGCTCATGACGGTGGGAGGCTGGCTGCAGTCGGTCGGACAGTGGGCGCAGCAGAACGGCGCACTGGTATCCGGCGCGTTGAAAGCCATCACCATTGCATTGCTCGCGGTCAAAGGCTGGGATATCGTCTCGGCCGGGCTGAAGACAGTTTCCGGTGGACTGAAGGCCATTTCCGCGACTGCCTCCGGTGTGGAGAAGACCGCTACGGCCGCGTTCGATTTGATTGGCAAGATCTCCGACGCGGGAAGTGTGGCGGGCGGTCTGAAGCAACTCGCTGGCTCGTTCAACATCGTCAAGACCGCTCAATCGGCGTGGAGTGCGGTGACCAAGGCCGCGACCGCCGTGCAATTGGCATTCAGCGCTGCTTTGGACGCGAATCCTATCGGAATGCTCGTCGTAGCCATCGGTGCGGTCGTGGCCGCATTGGCATGGTTCTTCACCCAGACCAATACCGGACGTCAAATGTGGGCGTCGTTCACGTCGTTCCTCTCGTCCGCGTGGCAGGCGACCGTCGGCAAGGTCACCTCTATCGGCCAGACCATCGTCACGTTCTTCACCTCGACGCTCCCGTCGGCCATCCAAGGTGTCGGACAATGGTTCCAACAACTGCCCGGCAACATCGCCAGCTGGCTCGCCGGAGCAGCGTCAGCCGTCGCATCATGGGCCGTGAGCCTTGGCCAGTCCGCATTGCAGGCCGGACAACAGTTCCTCACAAACCTCGCCAACGCGATCATGAACCTGCCAGAGACGATCGCCTACTGGCTCGGCTACACCGTCACGTCAATCGCGCTGTACGCGGTCGCGTTCGGCGCGCAGGCCCTCCAGATGGGCATGCAATTCGTGCAGAACGTCGGCACGTTCCTCGCCCAACTCCCAGGGAACGTGGCCGCATGGCTCGCCTCGACAGCCGCGAGCATCGGCGCATGGGTGTCGTCCACGGCCATGCAAGCTCTACAGATGGGTACGCAGTTCCTGCAGAACGTCGGCACGTTCCTCACCCAGCTGCCCGGCAATGTGGCTAGCTGGCTCGCGGGAGCCGTAGCCTCAGCCTCGGCGTGGGTTTCCAACATGGCGTCGCAGGCCATCCAGGCGGGCAGCCGGTTCCTCACGAGCGTGGGTACGTTCCTCTCCGAATTGCCGGGACGAATCGGCTCATGGCTGTCCGCGACTATTTCCAGCGTTGCCAGCTGGGCGTCCCAGATGGGGTCCAAGGCGTTGCAGGCCGGCAACCAGTTCGTGCAGAACATCGTCAGCACCCTGTCATCACTGCCGGGCCGCATGCTCAGCATCGGAGCGAATATCGTCAACGGCATCGTCAGCGGCATCCAGAGCAAGATCGGCAGCATCGCGTCGAGCCTGCTCTCCGGCGTCAACGATGCCATCTCCGCTGTCAAAAGCAAACTCGGCATCCACTCACCATCACGCCTCATGCGTGACGAGGTCGGCGTGATGATCGGCCGGGGCATGGCCCTGGGCATCGACGATTCGGCCGCCGTGGTCGACCGGTCCATGGACTCGCTCGTCTCCTCGATGAGCCTCGACGGCACGGACTGGTCGAAGACCGGACGATTGAACGTCACCACGGCCACGCCATCGGATTCCGACAGACTCTTGGAAACCGTCATCGGCAGGATGGACACGCTGATCGAAGCTGTCGAAACGGCGACGGCCGACGACCGGCCGTTCACCCAGCGTGACTTCGCAAGACTCGTAAGGAGCGTGGCATGAGAACCCTGAGCTACGTGAGCGGCGCGACAGGCGAGTCGATCGGTTTCGAAGGGCCGCTCTACGGCGGGACGCTCACTGGACTGCGCGCCCGCATCTGGGATTACAGCCTCGCCTCGCGCGGCATCACGGGCATCACACGCAAGACACGTGAGACGACCATCCCCGTGAAGATCCACGATTCTCCGGAGACGCTCGACCTATTGCGCCGCCTCGCGGACGCCGACATGGCCTCCGGAGAACCAGGCACGCTCATCGCCGACGGCGAGTGGAAAGCCGGAGCGTGGATCACGAAAAGCGAGCCGCAGTCCATCACGCCCACGATGGTCGAGACGCAGTTGACCATCGTACTGGCCGATGGCGTGTGGCGTCGTTCGACCATGACGCATTTCACGCCGCGATACGATTCCGGAACCTCCGACCTGGACTATCCGCATGATTATCCGCATGATTTCGCCGGCATGGCATTGGGCGCGGAAATCGTCAACGACACATCCATCCCGCAGCCGGTCAAACTCACGATATTCGGACCATGCGCGCAACCGTACGTCATCATCGGAAACAACCGGTACGAGGTCGACGTGACCGTACCATCCGGCTCACGTCTGGAAATCGACGGCACCGGCGATGTCAGGACCGTCACCATGGTCAGCGGCACCGGGCTCGCCACCAACTGCTTCGCGCAGGCCGTGCGAGGGTCGGGCAAGGATTCCGGCCGGTACGTGTTCCAACCGCTCGCGCCCGGAACACAGCCGATCAGTTGGCCGGGAGGATTCCAATTCGACTTGACGGTCTGCGAGGAAAGGAGCGAACCGCCATGGACCTGATCGTCACCGACGCCACAGGCAAACCCGTGGCGAGCCACGCCTCATACACGCTCGACCTCGCGTTCGGCAGCGGGGAGAACGACTTCGACCTGCAGGTCGAAGACGCCGCGCTCAAGGCGGGGAGCCGCATCATGATCGACGGCACCGAGTACGGCGGCATCATCGACGACACGGATGTCGACGTGGACGGAGGCCTGTCCACCGTCACATGGCATGGCCGCGACTGGCATGGAGTGCTCGCTTCGAAGATCATCGAACCGGACAGGAACAACGATTACCTCACCCTGTCCGGCACGATTCCCGTCATCATGCGCACGCTCGTCAGCCGTGCGGGATTGCAAGGCCTGTTCACCGTCACCGACGAAAGCGCCGACCACAAGACCACCTGCCAGTTCGACCGGTACGTGGACCTGTACAGCGGTCTGGTCAAGATGCTCAGGGCAAGCGGACTCAAACTCCGGTTGCGTAATGACGGCGACAAGGTGGCCATGAGCGCCATGCCCGTCCGCACGATCGGCGACAGCATCGACTCGGACCTCATCGACTTCACCGCCAAACAGGCGGCGCACCCGATCAACCATCTCATCTGCCTGGGCAAGGGCGAACTCAAGGACCGTACCGTCATCCACTGGTACGCCGACGCGAACGGCACGTTCAGCCACACGCAGACACTCAAAGGGCTTGACGAACGCACCGCCACATACGAGTTGTCCAACGCCGAAGCCGACGAGCTCGAGGACAAGGGCAGGCAGAAATTCCAGGAACTTCGGAACACCAGCACCATCGACGTGGACATTCCCGACGGCATCGACGCGGACGTCGGCGACCTGGTCACGGGCCGTGACAACAACACGGGCCTCGTCGTCACTGCCGAGATCTCCAAGAAGATCGTCAAGGTTTCGGGAGGCGTGCTCACCGTCACCTACGAATCCGGAGGCGCCAGCGCCGGCGGCAACAGCGGAGAATCCTCCATCGGGGATGGTGGCCACGCCTACTACGCTGGAGCCGGCCTCAAACTCGACGCCTGGACGTTCAGCGCCGACGTGACCAGAAACGACATCGACTCGCTCAACAACGCATTGTCGGGTAAACAGCCGAAAGGCGACTACATCACCGGCCTGAAAATCGGTTCGGTGGACACGCTCGCCCCGGTGCACAGGCAAGCGCGTCGCTCACGGCGCCGGCAGCGACAAAACCTTGAATTTGGGGCTTCCGAAAGGCGACCAGGGTCCGCAAGGGGAGAAGGGCGACAAGGGCGACACAGGACCACAGGGGGCCACCGGAGCGACCGGACCCACCGGTCCTCGGGGAGAGGAAGGAGCGACCGGGGAGCGAGGGCCGCAAGGCGTCGCCGGTCCCCGAAGGCCCCACAGGGACTGCAGGGGATACGCGGCGAGAAAGGCGATAAGGGTGATGCCGGCGCGATCGGCGCGGCGGGACCGCAAGGCCCGACGGGTTCCACAGGTCCGCAGGGTCCCACGGGTCCACAGGGAGCGACCGGCCCCCAGGGCAGACAAGGCATCCAAGGTTCCCAAGGCATCCAGGGCCCGCAAGGGGAGAAGGGTGACAAGGGCGACAGCGGCGTATCCGCCCCCTCGAACGGCTTCTTCACGCTCAGCATGGAAGGCGACGGCGACCTGTACGTGAACTATCCGGACAACACGAACCCACCCTCGTTCGTCTGGGACTCCGAGAGCGGGAACCTGTACGTGGACATCCCGGAAAGGTGACACATGACGCGACTATTGATCGGCAACATCAAAGGCCCCAAAGGCGACAAGGGCGATACCGGGGCCACCGGCCCGCAAGGCAAGCAAGGAGCGCAGGGCGTTCAGGGAGCTAAAGGCGACGTCGGCCTTCCGGCGCTCGTGATGAAGAAATCCCTCGTCGGCGAATATCCGGTGGGATCCACTTTCACGGGGAACGTGAGCGAATGGTTGAACCGAACACCACTCGCCAACGAATATTCGACCGCATTGTCAGGTGGCGGAAAATACAGCATCGTCTGGCAGTGCGTTTCACAGTCCGGCAGCCTATTCACGGGAAAGACGATTTCCCGTCAATCCATCATCGGTGCGCAAGGCCCCAAAGGAGCCACTGGAGCCGCCGGGCCTACTGGTCCGCAAGGCCCTGAAGGTCTGAAGGGTGACAAGGGAGACAAAGGGGATATCGGGCCGGCCGGGCCAGCAGGTCCCACGGTCCTACTGGTCCTACCGGTCCCATTGGCCCCACCGGTCCTACTGGAGCTACCGGGGCCACCGGCCCGCAAGGCAAGCAAGGAGCGCAGGGCGTTCAGGGACTGCAGGGTCCACAGGGGCCGTCCGGCCCGCAGGGCGCCAGCGGCGTGACGGCACCCGCATCAGGATTCTTCACGCTCCAGGTCGATCCGAACGGAGACCTGTACGCCGTATACGCGGACACGGCCACCGCGTCAGAAGCTCCCGTCTCCTACGATCAGGCGACTGGCGACCTGTACTACACGATCAACGACGGAAAATAAGGAGCACGCATGACGAAGATTCTACTTGGCAATGTCAAAGGCCCCAAGGGCGACACCGGACCGCAAGGCAAGCAGGGAGTGCAAGGACCGCAAGGCCCGACCGGGGCCACCGGAGCGACCGCGCCACCGGGGCGAAGGGTCCAACGGGAGCCACTGGGCCACGAGGACTGAGCCTACGGAAATTCAATGGCGACATCGACGGTTCGGGTGCGGGCGGAGAAGTGAGAAAAATTGCCCTATCTGGTATTCAGCCAAATGGAAACCTGCAGGTCGGAGACACCATTTTTGACCAATATCAACGCACAGATGGTCTTGAACTTGGGTTCTGGCAGGTCACCGCCATCAACGGTAGCGATGTGACTGTCAAAGGCGTCGGTAGCTACGTCGTGCACAAAGGGCCGAAGGGTGACAAGGGAGACAACGGCATGAGCGTGAACCAGGCATTCATCGCCGCCCACCCCGTGGGCTCACTTTACTGGACCACTTCCACGGCCAATCCGGGAACAACCTACGGAGGCACTTGGAAGGAATGCGGCACGACGCTTCCGGGACACATCTACCAGCGCACAGCCTGAAAGAGAAAGGAACATCAATGGCACGAACCACGAACATCACCAGATACACCTGCGACCGATGCCACGCCTCCGCATACCTCGCCGACGGTGACCCACGCACCTCCAGCGACTGGCACGACATCACACACACCACCGTCGACGGAGTCGCACAGGGCGCGCTCGTCTGTACCGCATGCTGGCAGACGTTCAAAGCGCTGGCAGCCACGCAGGACGCCGCCTACGCCGCATACCTCAACAACACAACAGATAGGAAGGAATGACCATGACCATGAATCTCATCACCGGCAAGGCCGGCGCTCCGCACATCACATCCAGCGACCAAGGAGCCATGCAGGCCGGACTGGTCGGAAACGGCAACTACCTGCTGCAAGGCAGCGACGGCAAATTCCCCGCCGTGACCATGCAGTCAGCAAACAAGGCGCTCGTCCCGGTCCTCAACCTTGTGATCGAAGGACGGTACGCGCGCGTCACCGCGGCGGAAACCGTCACCATCGAAAGCGGAGTCACAGGACGGAACCGCAACGACCTAATCTGCGTGAAATACACGCGAGACTCGAACAACATCGAAACGATCGCGCTCGCGGTGCTGAAGGGCACCGCCACCAGTGGCACGGCGGCTGACCCCACGGTACCGTCGGGTAGTATCCTGAACAATTCCGGCACCGTATGGATTCCGATCGCCCGCATTCCAATCAGTGGCATCACCGCTGGAACTCCTGTCATGCTTGTCAAGCAGTTGCCTCCGATGAGCCAGCTGTGGGATTCCGTAACCC